TAACTGTTGAATTAAAATCTTTCTCTAAATTAAAAAGAGAATATTCGAATGATTGTGATGCAAATTGTTGCACAATACGAGAACGTTTAGTTTTACCTGGACGGTAAAAAGTTTGACGCTGAGATTTTTGGGCTAATGCTAAGCTTTTACGCATAGCTGCTTTAAATTCTCGCATTCTACGTGTGCGTTGGGCTGTTTTCTGAATATAATATTCACTCTGAGACATAAAGTCTTTAGTGGTTAGAATTTCTTTGAAAACAGATTCCATACCGTTGTCTGTCATATATTTTCGAATTGCTCTAAAAACAAGAACAATTCCGAAAAATGTGACATACATGACAACCTGATGGGCAAGGGTATCGTATTCAACTTGGCTAGGACCTCTTAAATATTTATGAGTAGGTTTGACAACTTGATATTGAATACCTTTTGGAGCGGATAGCTCACAGTCTGATATACTTTCTTGTTCGGAAACGTCAGTATTTTCTTCAGTAGGTAAAAGTCCTTCAATAAGTGAAGGAACTTTTATGGGTGGTTCAGTTAAACCAAGTTTGGCGTTATGGGCTGCGCGTACAGCTGCAACCTTTTGTGCACGGGTTAAGGGAACATCATCGGAATTAGTTAATCCAATGATAAGAAAAATAATAAAGAATTTTAAAATGAACGAAGATTTCATGCTACAGTTCTTGTGGACTGGTACATAACCAGGTGATGGACACACTGGTTGCATGGGTGCTTGTCTACGGGCACCAGCCTCGAAGTTCATATTGAACATAAGGGGTTTTTGTGAGCCTTTCCGTATAGTCTCGCAATGCTTAGCTAAGGCTGCATAAGCATTTCGCCATTTTATGAGTAAAATTTGGTTAAAAACTAGTCGTCGAATATCGTTATAAAGCCATATCGACAGTAGCGCTGCAAAAGAGTTTGACTAAACTCTTAAGCCAATTAGTTCATTAATTTGCTTCTGAAACTTTGAATGTGCAGAAGGATCTACTTATTTTAGGGCGTGTATCGCCAGAAATAGGACAGGGAATAATTTGGGTTTTTGAGCATAAATAGTTGGAATATCTGTTAGAACTTTCGTTCTGGTTGATGTGGTAAGAGTATTTGTTGTAATTATATGCTCATGGTAGTTTTCAAGTCTACCAACTTACTAAAATGTGTAATTAAAGATTTTGTGTAATAGCTTATCCTTGAATTATCGTTAATCTAAAATGCGTTAAAGCGTGTTGCTTTCAAACGCAGTAAGATTAAAACGAATAAAGCAAGGCACTAAAACTTGATATTGGATGGTTGAATGAACCATCAATTAGATGCGGACGTGTGTATAGAGGAAAAACCTCTATA